TCAGAAGCATTTGGTTCAGCAATAACTGGTAAACTAGTTACTGGCGAAATTAATAAAAAGAATATTCAAGACAATACAGGTACCGACCCAACAAAGTTTAGGAAGCCAATTAATCATGACTGGATGTCTATGCTTGCACGAGCAGGATTAAACGCTGACGGTACTAGAGGATTAACATCTTCAAGTGCAAGACGCGATGTTCCTAGTATGGTAACAGGAATTAGTACTCCAGGTCCATATGATAAACGTAAAGGAAAGCCTAAAGCACCGTATGGAACAAAAGGTGCAACAGCAAATATTCCTTATAGTAGATTAGGTGGTACTAGTTTTGTAATGGATGACGGTGATGAAAATTTTACTAGAATCGGACCTGCAAGCACACATAACAAACAATTTAAAAATTCTGCACTAGGCGAAAGAGGAGGTGATCCTTCAATTCCGCATAATGAATTAACAAGAATACGCACTAGAACCGGACATCAAATTCTATTACATAATACAGAAGATTTAATCTATATTAATCACGGTAGTGGTAATAGTTGGATTCAAATGAGTGCTAATGGCAAAATTGATATCTATTCAAAAGATTCACTAAGTGTTCATAGTGAAAATGATGTAAACTTAACTGCTGATAGAGACATCAATATGCAAGCAGGTCGTAACATTAATTTATTAGCCAAGTCTGATATACAACTTGAAACAGATGCAAGTATTAAAACTCTAGCAGGCATTAACACACACATTACTAGCGGAGCATACAGTTACGTTAATAGTGGAGTAGACCATGTTGAAACAGCATCAAACATTCATATGAACGGTCCAATTGCTTTACCGACAACTCCGTTGTCCACTCACGTGGTTCCTGGCGCTACCGCTACCGCTACCGCGTCTCTACACAAACGCTTGCCACAACATGAGCCTTGGGAACATCATGAAAACGTAATACCTAATGAATACACTCCTGTTAAAACTGATAGAACTACAGCAATGGACATTACAGGCTATAATGATATTGATTCAGTACCTGATACCTTTAAAAAACAGTCGAAAAACTAACGGATAAATATTGATATGAGCACACTTGAAAAGAATACAGTTCAAACAGTTAGGATTAAAAGTAATGCTGTAGAGCCAAAACCGGTAAAACAGTCAACTTATAGAGGCCTAAGTACGGTTAATCCTGACAACGAGCAATATACTTTATATGATATTGGTTTAATTAAACAAGATCTATTAAATCACTTTCATATTAGGCAAGGTGAAAAGTTAGAAAATCCAGAATTTGGAACAATTATATGGGACGTATTATTTGAACCAATGACTGAAACACTTAAAGAAGCCATCGTAACTGATGTAACAACCATTATTAATAGTGACCCTCGTGTTAATGCTACAAATGTTATTGTAGACCAGTACGAAAGCGGTATTCAAATCGAATGTGAGTTATCATATCTACCTTACAATATATCAGAGCAGATGAAATTTTCCTTCGACCAGAATGCTGGGTTCTTAGGTTAAAGAATTAAGTACTCAGTTTACGAAAACAAATAAATACTTATAACGAGGAATAATAGATGTCAACAACGGATAGACAGAATAGATTACTGCTTGCAGAAGACTGGAAGAGAGTATATCAAACATTTAGAAACGCAGACTTTAGGTCATATGACTTTGATAGTCTACGTAGAACAATGATCGCATATTTGCGTGAAAACTATCCAGAAGACTTTAACGATTATATTGAATCCTCAGAATATCTTGCTCTAATTGACCTTATTGCTTACCTCGGGCAAAACTTGGCATTTAGAGTAGATCTTAATGCTCGTGAAAACTTTATCGAACTTGCAGAACGTAGAGAATCCGTACTACGTTTAGCACGACTACTTTCTTACAATCCAAAGCGTAATCAAAGTGCAAATGGTTTACTAAAGTTTGATAGTGTTTCTACAACTGAAGATATTGTAGATGCAAATGGAGTAAACTTATCAGGACAAACTATTGTTTGGAACGATCCAAGTAATCCTGATTGGTCAGAACAATTCCGTAAAATTTTAAATTCAGCATTACCAGAAAATGGTATTGTTGGCAGACCTGTTAAAAAAGGACAGGTTGACGGCATTACTACAGAACAATATAGATTTAATGCTACAAATACTAATCTTCCAGTTTATAGTTTTAGTAAAAACGTAGGCGAAAAAAATGTAGTGTTTGAAGTAACAAGTTGTACTATTAACTCTAACACAATCTCTGAAGAAACTCCATTACCTGGTAACAGTTTAGCATTCTTATATAGAGAAGACGGTAAAGGAGCAGGTTCGTCAAATACAGGATACTTTGCACATTTTAGACAGGGAGTTTTAGACCAAGGAAACTTTAGTATTAAAAGCCCAATCGAAAATCAATCAGTTGCTATTGACACTACAAATATTAATAATTCAGATGTTTGGCTTTATAAATTAGATACCAACGGCAATGAACAAGAATTATGGACAAAGGTTGATAGTGTTGAAGGTAACAATATTATCTACAACAGTTTAAATAAAAATCAAAGAAACGTCTTTGCTGTTTTAAGTAGAATTGAAGATAGAATTAGTTTAATTTTCTCAGACGGCACGTTTGGAAACTTACCTAAAGGAAATTTTAGATGTTATTTTAGAAAAGGCATAGGAAGTAAACTTACTATTACTCCTGATAGTATGACAAATATTAGTGTCAGTGTTCCTTATCTAAGTGCTTCCGGTACTAACGAAGTTCTTAGCATTACTATGTCTTTAAAATATACAGTTGACAATTCAAGTTCAACTGAATCAACAAGAAGTATTAAACAAAACGCTCCAGCAACTTACTATACACAAAATAGAATGATTACTGCTGAAGATTATAACGTAGCACCGTTAACAGTTAGTCAAGAAGTTGTAAAAGCAAAAAGTGTTAATAGAACAGCAAGCGGAGTAAGTAGGTACTTTGATTTAATTGATGCTACTGGAAAATATTCTAGCACTAACATTTATGGTAATGACGGTGCAATTTATAAAGAAGTTTTAAGCAAACGTATTAATTTTAGTTTTGCTACTAGAACAGATGTTGAAGGTCGAATTGCAAATACAATTCAACCATTATTAACTAGTCAAGAAGTTAAGAACTTTTACTTAGGAGAGTTTCCTAAAATTTCCGCTGGCGACTTGTCTGCAAGTTGGACTCAAGTAGCATATCAAACAAATAACTCGAGCGGATATTTAACAGATACATTAGGTATCAAATATACAACAGGTCCATTTACAGGTAGTACATTAAGATATTTAGAGCCAAATTCAATTATTAAATTTGTTGCTCCAACAGGACAGTATTTTGATACTAAAAATCAAAACAAATTAGAAACTGGTGATGCAACACCAGATGGTGCCGTAACTTACCTTTGGACTAAAGTAGTTAGAATAAACGCCGACGGTACTGAAAACTTTGAAGATGGTACTGGCCCTATTGTGTTTAACGATGTTATTCCAACAGGCGCAATACTTAACGAAATTAAGCCTAAGTTTGCAACTAACATTACAGACGCAGTTAGTTCACAGATGGCAGAACAAATTTTTGCATATAGAACATTCGGTCTAAGATATAATGTTGTAGACAGAGAATGGAGAATTATTTTCAATAATAACTTAAACGTTAGTAACGCATTTAATATGGGTAAAACAGGTGATACTTCAAATCAGAATTTAGATTCAAGTTGGGTGTTATTGTTTGAAACTGACGGAGAAAAATATACTATTACATACAGGGGTGTGCGTTATATCTTTGAAAGTGATAAGGAAGTTAAGTTTTACTTCGATGAAACAGATAGAATTTATGATAGCAGAAGTGGTAAAGTTATTAGAGATAAGATTAACTTACTTTCTATTAACAAAACTCCTGATAGTGCGGCACCATTAACTGTTGATTTTCCTTGGCAAATCACTAAAGAATATAGAGATGCTGAAGGATATATTAATAGTAAAAAAGTAGAAGTAGGGTTTTTTGATTCAGACGATGACGGTGTT